ATAAAATAAAATAAAATAAAATAAAATAAAATAAAATAAAATAAAATAAAATAAAATAAAATAAAATAAAATAAAATAAAATAAGATATTTTTAAATATTTTCTATTACATTAATGTCATACGAATAAAGTCTAATATAGATTCTATAAAAATACCATCTTGAGGCAAACCATATTCTTTAATATAAATTAAATATTCTTTATTTATAGTTACATTTTTTAATAAATATACGTCGGGTATTTTAAACCATTTTCTACCAGTATTTTGTAAACATTCGTTTAATTGTTGTGTTTTATTATTTAAATTATTAGTTACAATAGCTAAATCTTGATTAAGTTGATCAGACAGATTCTGATATGTATTTGCATCTGATTTATATGTAATAGTATCAGTTAAATTTAACAATGTTAAATAAGCATTTGATTTTTCTTTATTTTTAAAAACACTATATTTTTTTTTTAAAAATTCTATTTGATTTATTAAATTTTCTAAAGGTATACCGTCTTGTGTTATTTTTCTATTTATTTCATATATTTCATTAGAATATACTTGTAATGATGAATGATAATATCCTTTTTTAGAAGTTTTATTCATATTTTGGACATAAAGTTTAAGATTTTTATTATAGCTCATTAAATAATATATGATAGATTTTTATTTATTAACAGAAAATATATCAGATGAAATAAAAAAAAAATATAATTTTTATTTTAAAAAATTTATGTTTAATTATTTATTAAATATAAAATCATCTGAAAATAATATAATTTTAATTAAAAAAGAACTTTATCCAAATAAAAATTATCAAAAAGAAATTGAAAATATTATTAAATTTAATGAACCATATTATTTAAGTGAATGTAAAAATATAATATATTTACCAAAAAATTTATATAAAATAGAAAATAATAAAGTTGTTTATTCTGATTTAATTTTAAAAAAAAATATTATTTTTGAAAGTACTATTTTTTGTCCTATCACTTGTGAAAAATATAAAGAAATAAGTATTGAAATATCTAATATATATCAGTTATACTATAAAAATAATCAAATTTTATATAATAAAAATATTCCAATTAAATATATTAATGAATTTATTAATCTTGAATTAAATGATAAAAAATTTTATTTATTTATTTTGATAATTAATGATAAAAATTATTTGAATATAATAAATAAAATTAAAGATATTAACTATAATTATTGTAGATTTTTAATAATTAATAAAGTTATTCAAATTGATAATATTGATATTTTAAAAAATCAAATAAAATTACTTGAAAAAAAATATAATAAAAATATTATATTTGTTAATATAAATTTAAATAATTTACCCGTATTAATATGTAATAATATTTGTCCATTTGAAAATATTATATTATTTAATAAAGATATTATTGATTTTAATATAGATGAAACAAATGAAATATTAAAATATTATTCAAACTATATTAATAATAATTATATTGTATTATCCGCATCATCGTTTTTATATATTCCAATTTATTTATCACAAAATTATAACTATCAATCATTATTTAAAATGATATTATTAAATATTCATTTATTAGATAAAAATAAAATATATTTTAAAAATGTTAATAAATATAATAAATATATTGAATTAGAAAAATTACCATTAAATTATCACCTAATTGAATTTAAAATGAGTTTGGCTAAAGATTATACAAAATTAAATGATATTTTAGATATACATTTAAATAAATGCAAATCTTTACCAGAATTAAATATGACTATTATTAAAAAAATTACAATAGCAATATTATCAGATACACCAATTAATAAAATTGTATTAAATATATTACCATCAATTGAAGATATTGAATTATTAAAAAATATGTATTTCATAATTATAAATCAAAAAAATGATGAAATCAAACAAAAAATTTTATTTAAAATTATTGAAAAAACAACAGATTCTAATAATAATTTTTATATTTTTGAACTTTTTAAAATTTTAATTATGAAAGATAATATTTATAAATTTTTTGAAATTATAACAACTAATTTAGAATTATTACTTAATAAAATAAAAAAAGAATTAATAATTGAAATATTAATTAAAAATTTAATTAATGAACATAAATATGAAGATGCTAAAATTTTAGAAAAATTTAATGATATTTTAATTAAATTATTAGATAATAATATAATTTTTGATAATTATATTAATCTTTTTAATAATTCAATTATAGATAAAACAATAAGTTTTATTTTAATAATATCTTTAATAACAAATTTTAATCCATATTATACTTCATTTAATGAATTTGAATTATCTAGAAATCAAATTTATGAAAAAATAAATGAGTTACATAAATTAATAAATAATAATATTAGTTTATTAGATGTTATAAAAATACCAATAAATAATTTTCATATGTCATACCAAGGAATACCATCTAAAGAAATTTTTATTTTAAAAACAAATATTTATAAAAAAATTTGTCCTGAACTAAATTATAAAATAGATACTAATTTTAAAAATAATAAAATAAAAATTTTATTTCATGCGTATCATTTAAATAGAACACATTCAGTTTATAAAGACAGACACCAAGTTATAAAAGGTTTATCTGAAGATAAACGGTTCGATGTATATTTTTCAACTTTTGATAATTTAGATAATGAAGTTAAATTTACATTTGGTAATGCAAAACATATTAAGTTAGAAAATAATTTAGAAAATATTAAAAATATGTTAACTAAAATGAAATTAGATATTATTATATATTGTGAAATAGGTATGTATCCTACTTCTTATTGGATGGCTCAAATGAAATTAGCTAAAATACAATGTAATACTTGGGGACATTCAGATACGGCAGGTATTGATACAATTGATTATTTTTTTAGTTCTAAATTATATGAGTTACCTTACGAAGAAGCACAAACACATTATAGTGAAAAATTAATTTTACAAAATAGTTTATGTACTAGTTACATTAATCCTTTATCTAAACATAATTTAGCTAACTTTAAAAATAGATTTCATTTTGGTTTTACAGATGATGCTATTATTTATTTTTGTGCTCAATCGCTTTTTAAAATTAATCCTATTTATGACGAATATATAGTTAAAATATTAAAAAATGTACCTAATTCAATTATTGTATTTTTAGATGGAAATGAAAAAACAAAAATTTTAGAAAGACTAAATAATCAAGGTATTGGAAGTCAAATTAAATTTTTACCTATGATGAATCATTTTGGATATATGAATTTAATGAATGTTTCTGATATATTTCTTGATATTTATCCTTTTGGTGGATGTAACTCTTCTTTTGAAGCTTTTAGTTTAAATAAAGTTATTGTTACACAACCATCAATTATGATTAACGGTAGATTTACTACTGGATTTTATAAAAAAATGGATTTAGAAGAATATGTTTGTAATTCAAAAGAAGAATATATTGATTTTGCAATTAAATTAGGAAATGATAAAGAATATAGACAAAGTATTGAAAAAAAAATAACAGAAAAGAAAGATTGTTTATTTTCTGATAAAGAAAGTATCCAAGAATGGAAAGATGATTTAATTAAAATTTATGATGACTTTCATAATTTTTTTAATTTAAAATAAACTATTCATTATCTGGATCAAATATAATTTTCCCAACAACTGAGTCTGGCTCAACAAAATTATCATTTCTATATTGATTTTTGTCATAAATTGACATCAGTTCCCAAGTCAATCTTGTATCTCTATAGTGAATATTAAATTCCGCATTAACATTGTCCTCTTTAGTATTATAGAAATCCTCTCGGTTATATTCTTCGCGTTGTTCAGGCGACATATTTGCAAACATTCTTCTAAGTTCTAAAAACATCGATATAATTTGTACTTTGAATGGAATATATTCATTACTATCATCCTTTGTGTTACTCACAGATTTAACAGAACAATCGGTCATTTATCTATTTTTTAATTATTATTAATAGAGTAATTAAACACTTAAATTTTCAATTTTTTTATTATTTTTCTAGATAAAACTTATTTAATTAAAATTTATGATAACTTTTTTATAATAATTAAAATAAAGAATTAAAAAAATTGAAAATTAAAGTGTTTAATGGTTTCATAAATAAATTGGATTTAATTAGGATCACCAAGCACCGAGCTCGACTTCGCATTTCGCGTAACGGCAACGAGAGAAGGTTTACCTGGCTCTAGCCCGGCCTTGCCATTAACATGGCAACCATCTCGGGTGATTCTAACTAAATTTATGGTCGGGTCATTAAGTTGCCTAGTCAGCAAGCCCGACCTATTAATAAAAGGACCACACGCACCGAGCTCGAGGATCGCGTTTTGCGTTACGGCACCGAGGAGGGGTTCGCCCGGCTCTAGCCCGGCTCTGTCAAAGACTATGACAGCTATCTCGGGTGGTTCTAATTAATTAATTTAAATTTTATTGGGATGGGATTTGGATTAGGATACGGTAAGGGAAAGGGTATAAGTAACACAGTATCTGTTAGCAGATAACTGTGTCGTAAAAAAAAGTATAAACTAATTTTTATTTAAAAATTAGTTTATTTGTTTATTTATTAAAATTATAATCTTACACTTTTTAAAGATTTCAAAAGCTAGTATTATAATTATATTTTTTTTACTAAAACGTAGACACTATAAATTATATTTATATCTGTTCACTTCTTAATTTATTTAAATAATTATAAAAAAATTGAAAATTTAAGTGTTTAATGGTTCCATAAATAAATTGGATTTAATAAAAAAAATGTAATTAGTTGGTCATTAAGGTGCCTAGTCAGCAAGCCAATTAATGTTATATAAAGGACCACACGCACCGAGCTCGAAATCGCGTTTTGCGTAACGGCACCGAGGGGAGGGTTCGCCCGGCTCTAGCCCGGCCCTGTCAAAGACTATGACAGCCATCTCGGGTGGTTCTAATTAATTAAATAATTTAAATTTTGTTGGGATGGGATTTGGATTAGGATACGGTAAGGGAAAGGGTATAAGTAACACAGTATCTGTTAGCAGATAACAGTGTCGTAAGAAAAAGTATAAACTAATTTTTATTTAAAAATTAGTTTATTTGTTTATTTATTGAAATTATAATCTTACACTTTTTAAAGATTTCAAAGGGGCTAGTATCATAATTACATTTTTTTTACTAAAACGTAGACACTTTTTAAAGATTTTCAAAGGCTAGTATTATAATTACATTTTTTTTACTAAAACGTAGACACTTTAAATTATTTATATCTGTTCACTTCTTAATTTATTTAAAAATAATTATTAAAAAAATTGAAAATTTAAGTGTTTAATGGTTCCATAAGTAAATTAGATTTAATAAGGACCACCAAGCACCGAGCTCGACTTCGCATTTCGCGTAACGGCAACGAGGGGAGGTTTACCTGGCTCTAGCCCGGCCTTGCCATTAACATGGCAACCATATCGGGTGGTTCTTAAAAATAAACTAATTTTTATTTAAAAATTAGTTTATTTATTTGTTTATTTAAATTATAAATTTTAAAGGCTATTATTATAATTACATTTTTTTTATTAAAACTGAAACACTTTAAATTATATTTTTTTTATTAAAACTGAGATACTTTAAATTATATTTAGTTCTGTTCATTTCTTAATTTATATAAAAATAATTATTATAATTTATAATTTCTATCTCTCTCTCCCAAAATAAATAGATATCTATTTTAATAGAATCAAATAAAAAATGTATAAGCATATTAAATTAAAAATAGACTATAAAATAATAAAGATAGATGTGTAATGAAGTAAAAAAAATATAATAAAATATTATTATATATAAATAGATGATTTTACATTACCAAATTTTATAATAATAACGTAGTAACTTGTCGTAGTGATGTAGTAAATAATATAAAAAAAATGTAGTAATAAAATACTACATTCTTATATAGTGGATATTGTTTTAGTATAATTATTATTGTTATAAATTATATCAGAAAAGAAAGATTGTTTATTTTCTGATAAAGAAAGTATCCAAGAATGGAAAGATGATTTAATTAAAATTTATGATAACTTTCATAATAATTAAAGTTAAATTTGTATAATTTTATCTAGTTTCATCTTAGATAAAATTTTGTCTAATGTATTTTGATATTTATATTTAATATTATATTTTATTTCAAGTATAATTAATGTTATATTTATTTCAAATACTTCTATTATAGATATTATTGCATTAATATTAGTAATATTATTACTATCAATACACAGATATGTTAATGATGTATTTTTTTTTAATGTTTTTACTAATGATATAAATCCTTTATTACCAATATTATTATTTCTAAAATCTAGACTTAGTAGTGTTGTATTTGTCTCTAAAACTTTTGAAAATACTATAGCACCATCATTATTAATTTTATTAAGAGAAAAGTCAAATTCTGTTAGTGTTGAATTTTTTATTAAGGCATTTGTTAATTCTTTTACTCCTTGTAAACCAATTCGATTATTACTCATATTTAAATATTTTATTGTTTTATTGGTTTCTAAAACTTTTGATAATGCTATTGCACCATCATTACCAATTTTATTATACGATAGACTTAGATTATTCAATAATGTGAATTTTTCTAAGACTTCTCCTAATTTTATGACTGCAAAATCATCAATTTTGTTATTACCAAGACAAAGTTCTGTCAGTATTTTATTATCTTTTAATGCATCTGCCAATACTAAAATATGATTATTATAAAGGGAACAATTAACAAGACAAATAGATGTAAGATTTGTATTTTTTTTTAAGGCATTTGCAAATATTTCTATTTTTTCATCACTAATATTATAGTTATCAATATATATTTTATTTAATGTTGTATTTGATAATACTGCTAATATATATTCATTATTTTTTTTGTGTTTATTATTATCATATTCTGAATATAATAGCATTTCTATTAATGTTGTATTTGTTTCCAAAACTTTAATTAATGCTGTACTACCTACATAATCAGTTTCTAAGTTCCTTAGGTCTAGTTTTTTTAATGATTGATTTATTTTTAATACTTCTACTATTTTTAGAGCACCATCATTAGTGATTGGATTATTACAAAAAATAACTTCTGTAAGTGTTGTATTTCTTTCTAAGGCAGATGCAAATGATATAGCTCCTTTATCGCCTATATTGTTACTCATCATATTTAATTTTGTTAATGTTGTATTTTCTTTCAAATATTTTGATATTAATGTCAATCCTTTATCACCTATATTGTTATCACTAATATTAAGTTCTGTAAGTGTTATATTATTTTCTAATATATTTGACAATGCTTCAATCTGTTTAACTTCATCTGCTTCTTGTTCTGCTTCTTGTTCTGCTTCTTGTTCTGCTTCTTGTTCTGCTTCTTGTTCTGCTTCTTGTTCTGCTTCTTGTTCTGCTTCTTGTTCTGCTTCTTGTTCTGCTTCTTGTTCTGCTT